CCCATCTGCTCTGCCAACACAAAGGCATCCTTGTGGAACATCATACCGATACGAGCATCGCCAGTGGCAGTCTCGCAGTTGGTAGAAACGTAAACCTTCACGCCGTAGACGTTACCGATTTCACCGTTGCGGATGGTGTTGTTACCACCAACTTCACCAACGAAAGCTTGCTCAGTGAAACGAGCCAAGCCCATCATCACGTTACGAGCCACAGGAGGCAATACCAACACACGACCGTCCATAGGCACGTCAGCATCGTCCAACGTCTGGATAACCTTACGGATACCAGCGTCAGTGATTGCAGACTCGTTAGCGCCTGTGTACAGGGTAGAACCGTCACCACCGATAACAGCCTTGTCATAAGCGATAGTACCGTTACCACCTTGGGCATCGCGACCCAATTGGATCAAGTCGGTATCAACTTGCTTCGCCAAAGCGTAGCCAGCGTCACCCGTGTAAAACTTACGCAGTGAAGACAAAGCTTGAACTTCGGTAATGTCTTCGATCAAGCGGCTGTACTCATAGTGCTTGTTCACCAACACCTGAACTTCGGTCTCAGTTGCGGCTTGCAAAGTGACTTGAGCTTCAGAAGCTTTAACACTAGCGTTGCCACGGGTAGGCTTAGGGATATGGAGTGTGTCGCCCTTTTTGCCCTTGAAGGACATTTTAGAGACGAGGTTCGCCATAACGAGGTTTTGCTTGTAGGCTGCGATGATTTCGTCAGACCACAATTCGGGGATAAATACAGCGGCTGTAGTGTTTGTTACACTAGGCACGTTATTAAAAGCTGCCATGATAATTCTCTTTCAAAATGGTTATTTAACACGACCCTCCGAATACGCTTGCATGATTTCGTCAGCAAGTTGTTGGTATCGGTCAGGGTTAGTACGCATGAGTTCGATGATGTCGGCTCTGCGATAGGTTTTCTTACTTGCTGTCTCACCAGACCCTTTGGACGAACCAGTGGAGGCTGCTTTGACTGCTTGCTTACGCTGTACTTTCTCGACTTCTTTTGATTGGTTGACTACTTGTGTTCTTTCTTTCCAAGTAGATAACAACTCATTCGCAGCGTCAAAATCGTAGGAGCGGTCTGCTCGACTAAATAGCTCTTGCCTAACCTTACTCTTGTTAATCCATTCAGCGAAGCTACCGTCATTGACGACTTCAGTAAAATCAGGATGTGCAGTTTTTAGGTTAGCCAGCGCTTCTGCCTTCTTCATTTGTGCCGAGAGCTGTTCTGCCTCGCGCACCTTCGGATGCTTAGAAATAGCTGATGCAATAGCCTTGTCGGGATCGGTAAAGAAATCTACCTCTTCCTCGACTTCTGGGGCTTGTTGTTGTTTTGAGACGGTTTGGGCTTGTACAAAGTCATCTACAATTCGCCGAAGTTCCCCGACTTCACTCCCTTGCTTGCCGATTGCGCGTTCGGCCTCTTGATGCATACGAACAATATCTTTAACAGACTTGTTCTTATACTTATCAGGAATGTCATCTTCTGTATCTTGTGGTTCAGGTTCCTGTTCAAGGTTATCCTGTACCTGCTCATCCTCGATAGATGAATACTCTTCGTTTTCTTGTAAAGGCTCGTCGCCTTCGTCCATAAATGTTGCCATTAAACTCTCCGTGCTAATAAGCATTGTGGAATATAACTATGTGCTTGTGCCTAAATTAACTAGGTTAATTCTCAGCGGCACTCTTTCTTTCCTGCGCCATCTTCTCGTTTCGCTTCCGTTCCCATTGCATTGCTGCTCCGGGAAAATCTCCGGTCACGCCCTCAAGTTTGACCATAGGCTTGCTAACGATACGAATAGCAGGTTGACCACATACGCTACAATTGGTTGTTCGGAGTTCCGAATCAATGTAAGCTTCTGTTAGGTGGTCATCTCCGCAGATAAACTCATAGATACGCTTAGGCATTTACTTCCCTCTCAAAGTCCTCGTAGCTGTTTTTAATCGATGACTCGTAAGAGAGAACTCGCTGTACCGCTTCTATTTGTCCTCTACGGAACCAGAATTGCTTCTCATCGGGGATGGTAGTAATATCCTGAAGTAGCTCCATATTGTCGGAGATGTCTTCTATATATTGCTTCCAGCCCTTTGAGGCAAACAAATCTAGTAATGTTTCGTAATATTTCTGTAACTCAGGATCAGCCATCATATTTCTCCATGTAAGTAATCATATTGTTTAAAATTTCTGTACTATCCCTCAAAAGTCCAAGAGAGACATTACACCGTCTACACAATAATCCTCTTACCTTACCAGTATGATGGTTGTGGTCTACAGCTAAAGATTTAATTGCCCCTGTTTTTACATGTTTGTCAATTTCAGGCTCTCGACATACCCAACAAGTCCCGTCATATTTATCAAACATTTCTTGGTACTCTTCATAAGAGATTCCATAAGTTTTTTGAATATATCGGTTTCTTAGTTTTTCTGGGTTGTCTTTGTTCCATTGATTAGCCCTTTGTCGAGAGCATGGCTTACATAAGTAACCTTTAGACTCGGCTTTAGGGTGTTCAGTAGTTTGACAAACAGGACATGGTTTAATTTCTTTGTCCATCTCTTTATCCTTTCATATTGTGGAGAGATGTTGCAATTATACCACACTTTTAGTAATTTGTCAAGTGATTTATTGCTTATTTTCGCATTTGCATCATTGCAATACGTTCATTACTGTTAATATCTTTTTCCTTGAGCATTAAATCAGCAATCTTTGCTCGTTTCTGGAACTCAGCGTCATCAGCGTTACCAGCTTGTAAGTTGGTAGAAATAGCCGCAGCCATCTTAGCCTTAACAACCTCTGGCTCCAATTGAGCTTCAACCATATACTTCTGGGCACGGGCTTGCGCTTCCATACCTTGAGCTTGCACCAGTTGAAGTTGTGCCTGAGCCAATTCCATCTGTAACTGCTGTTGCTGTTGTTGCATTTGTTGCTGTTCTGGATTAGGCTGTGCTGCTTGTTGCATCTGAGTGATAATCTCTTCACGGTTGGACAAACCCATGTTGTCAATAACCGCTGTAACCAGCATTGGGTACATTGGACTATCTTGACCAAGCGTCTGCAACAGTTGTACAAGTTGTGTAACCTCATACTCACGAGCGATAACACCCAGAGATGACGAAGGTATAAACTTATAATCGCTGACAGGGTAATGCTCAGGGTCAAACTGCATGTAACGCCACGCTGTCTTCTCAATCATAGGGATTAGGAAAGACTCTTGGAAGTTAATCAGGGTACGCTTGTGGCGCTTGATAATTGCACCCATCGACATGGACACAGCACCAGCGGCAGCGTCACCATTGATAGTTCCGGGGATGCCAGCAGCGTCAATAGCGCCTGTAGCCATCTGAACCATCTTCTGCAACTCACCAGCCTGAGCAAAGGTCACCTGATCTAGGTTACCAAACTTAAATGGCTGGAGGATTTCAGCCGGGTTGCCGTTAGTGAGGATGGTCTTGCCGGGACGAATCTCTAGTTTAGCCCCACGAGGCATACGAGAGGCATCCATAGCCATCATTGGGTGGACAGTGAGGGCTAGGGCATCGATACGGGCACGAAGCTCGGCATCCAAAGCCTTCTGGCTGTTATAGCCCTTCTCACAGATACCACGACCCCAGAAGCGAGAGGGTACTACGTCCCAAGGGAAAGCCACAACAGGGCGATCCTGCATCATGTAGGGGTTCTCTTCGATCTTGAGCAGTTGACCACCGTTGGCGATAACAACAATTACCTCAACGTAGCCTTCATCCTCTTCGTCTTCACCTTCTTCAGGTTTGACTTCTTTGGATAGCTCGTCATCCTCATCGTCCTCCATAATCGCAGCGTTATAGAGGTGACGTGGGATTAAACCGTAATACTTGGTTAGTCTAACTTTATCTTCGTCAAAAGAGGTAAGCTCTTTGTCTGCTTCAATGTCTGAATCAGTAGCGGCAGACTCAATATCAACATCGCGATAGATACCATTTTGGATTCCAATCTCTACTTGGTGTTTAGGAACAAACTCGTCAATAGCAACACCCAAGGCATCCTCAATAGAGGTAGCAACAGGGTCAATCAGGAAGTTCTGTGGCAGGATTGGGCGTAACTTGACAACCACCCGGTCTTCAATGTTAACACCAATCGCTTGCATCGCCCCATCCATGATAGGCTGCGTAGCTGGTTTCATCTCCTTGACTTCCTCAAGCACCAATTCGGCTACGGCAGTACCGTAGACAGCGGCATTGAGGATACACTCGGCTACAGCCTTGCGAGTCTTGGTAAATTGGAAGTCCTCAGACAGTTGTTCGCGCAAATAGGCGATGTCTTGAGGGTTTTGATCGTTGCGGTCATCACGAATGTCAAACCACTTACCGCGACCGAAGGTAGCCTCTTCAACTTCAGCGACTGAACTCTCAACGGCTTGTTGTAGGGCTGGTGAGATGAGACGTGAACGCTCTGAGTCACGGGTTTTGTCCTCTGCTGCCCAAATACCACGCCAGAGACGGTAGTACTCGTCAAACTTCTGCTCGTAGTTAGCACTGTAGTGGTCGCGCCATTGATCTACTTTGTCAATAACCCACTCTTCAACTTGTTGGTTGGTGTACTTCTTATCGTCATCCATATTAACACTTCCACTTCTTTAATGCTAGGGCTTTGCGGGTAGGGCTACCGTCGGGGTTCTTCATTGGGCCTTTTACACCGCCCATACGCGCACAGAAAGAATCTTTTCTGGCTCCACCTTCTGGTTGAGGCCGCTTTAAATTACTTCCCGTAGCCGCGTTGATGCGTTTACGGCCTGATTCGGACAAACCACCTGTAGGGTTCTTATCCTTCTTAGTGAGGGATACTTTTTTGTTAGCCATCACTTACCTTTCTTAGG